AGGACCACTTCGCTTCGCTTTGCGGGCGGTGTGGCGTACTGAGCGGAACTGTTGTTAAGTTCTATGTTCAATGTTCTACGTTCTAGGTTCAAGGAGAGGATATCCTGGGTGAGATCTAACGGGTTACCTGCTGCCCTGGTGGCTCTCCACACTCCGTCGGGTCTTTCCAGCCACCAATGGGTGGTGGTGCTCCGGAGCCGTAAGCCGTAAGCGGAGCTGATATTCAAGAAGGGCTTGGGCTCGGTGAAGGCCATGGAGCTGAAGGCTGAGCCTTTAACGGCGTGACACGTTAGGGGTAACGTGTAAGCGGTTGTTCCGGAATACTTTTCCACCGCGGTGAGATGGGTGTTCTCGTAATCCGCTGCAGATGCCGGGTTGTGGCAATCAGGATACTCATAAGTGATGCCTTCACCGTCGGGGGCGGTGATGAAATACTGGAAGGCTAGCCAGGCGTAGTTACTATCGAGCTCGGTGCGATACAGGGCAATGAAGCTGTACGGCTCTGCCGTCTCCCTGGCAGCGAAGACGATATCGATGTGGTTGGGGGTGAAGGAAGCTCCAATGCCGTAGGTGGCTGTGAAAGGATGGGTTACCGGCTCGCTATGGGTGTGCTGGCTGGTCTCCTGGTCTGAGGAATCGAGGACAATACCATTGAGCTCGGCTGCCTTGCAGCAGAAGCAGACGACGATGTTTCCCGTTCCCCACCACGTGGCAGCCATAGATAAAACATCGGCGTAGCTTACGAGCTGGCTATTTGACCAATCCTGGCCGTAGTTATGAGAATAATACTTCCACAGGACATTTCCCGTGGTCCGGTAGAAGATGTAGACCTTGGCGCCATAGGCTGCGATGGAGCAAGGACCATAACAGTCATTAGTCAAGAGAGTCCACTGAGAATAGTCGGACTGATCATCGGGGCTGGTGACCTTCTGGCGGTAAAGCTTATTGCTGGAGTCCGCCCTGATGCGGTGCATACTCCCTTGGCCGTCGAAGGCGATGCCATGGTGGTTGTCGGCTTCGCTGCCTTCATAGAGTCTTGACCAGGATAGCCTCTTGATGCCCTGGTCGAAGTCGTAGACCTTCGCCTCGACGTAGGGAAGGCGGTCGGGTTTCTTCTGAGCGGCCAGGAGGGTTGCTGATAAATCTTTCATGCTACATGTGGTAGTGCAGGTCTACAGATCATAAAAATTCCTTTCAACATGCAGTATTACCAAAATACCACCTCGATTAGTTTGGCGATGGCGATCCAGGCCAGGACTGCGATGGCTCTGCCTCCCTGGTAATAATGGTATTCGTCCTCGATGCGGAAGAAGTAATCCTCTTTCATCGGGTGTCGTGCTGGCAAGGGACACAGGATCTCGAAGAATCCGACAAGGAAGGCATGCCACTCCTCTGGTGTGCTGAGTAGCTCTTTAAGCACAATACCCTTAAAAAACGTACGAGAACGGGCGTTTAAGTCCTCTTGCGACATATTCATCAGTTCCTTAAATCCTAAATTCTAAGCTCTAAACTCTAAACAAATTCAAAATCCAAAATCCTAAATTCCAAACCTTTAGGATTTAGATATTAGGATTTAGTGCTTGTCCTTTATATCAGGGCCCCCAGGGTATCAGGGACGGGTTTGTCGGCCTTTTCATAATGTCGGGCTAAATGGCGGGCTGCCGTGATGATATCCTCGGGGTCCGCTTGGACTCTCTCCCCCCTATACCCGCCTTTACTGAGAGCTGCCACCGCTGCCGGCATGCGGTCCCAATTGACGGTCTTCTCCCCTAGAGCTCTGAAGATGGCCTTGGTATGATGGGGAAGCTTCCAGGTCTCGGTGTCGTTGGGGTCACCGACGATGGCGAAGGCTTCTTTTGGAAGGCCTTCCTTGGTGATTCCCTTCTCTACTGCTTCTTTCACTTTGCTCATTGATTCCTCCTTATTTAGCTATCAGCTTTCAGCACCTCCCCCTCTCCTTCTGACGGCTGATTACTGATTGCTTTTCAGTGCTTGTTTGAGTTTATTCATTCGTTCCTCATTACTTAATATAAGCTACTACATTGATTGAGTGCTGCAAGGTATCGGTGCCTGTAGCTCTGTCCCTGACATTTATGTGTCTGTTTGACTGGACAGGGATAGAGGGATAACCACATATTAGAAGGTTGGTCACCTGACAGAATGTGTTGCACCACGTGCCTGAAACGCCTGCTTTACTGGCCTGCAAGCCTGTGGCGTAACCGATTGTGCCAGTGTCAAGGCATTGTGTTTTCAGGAAGACCATAGTTGCTCCAGCAGGAATTAGAGGGCTGATGTCAAGCTCAACGGCAGTGCTAGCAGCGCCGCTCTTAGAGGTGCTCACTACGTCTCCATTTTGCCACGCGGAGATGTCTGCAGCATCAGTAACCCGCAGTTGGTTGGCTGCTGGAGTAGCTTCTAGCCAGGCAAACTGACTTTTAGTGGTGTTTTGTATCTTGACCAGAACACTGTCTTTATGCATATACTCTCCCACACTCCCCCATTCGCCGAACCTGTAGGCGTGATTGCCAGTAAGCGTTATCACATCACTAGCAATGCCTTGCACTGTGGCAGTTCTTGGTGTGTCGGAGACCTTATCGCCCCATGCTCGCCAGATGCAGGTAACTGTGGCAAGGGCATAGAACCGCTTGTCTACGCTTCCTCCACTGGGCTGCTTACATTTCCATTGGCTCGCTGCGGCGTCCCAGTAGAGGACATCATCATCCGAAGGTGACGGGGCGTTGACGTTGCCCAGGTTATTCAAGGCAGACTCATGAGGGACAACCGTTCCCAGGGGATGACGAGCTGTGATGTCATGCCTGGCAACATTAAGATACTGAGCATGATCATCGTCGGCTAAACCGTCGAGGTCTCCATGGTCTCTAATCCCTGAGCTCCCTGCTGGCCAGGAAGCCACGATGCAAGCGTCCCGGGGATTTCCCCCGGGTATAGCCACCAGGACATAGTTGCCGACGGTCATCGCCTCTGGTGCGATGTTGGTGGCAACGGCGATATCGTCAAGGTAGGTGGTTAGCGAACCTGCTAACTGGACTCCTGCCTTGTGGTTCTCGCTGTCGAAGGTCTTCAAGATGGCGAGTTCTAACATGACAGTTCCTTGAGTTTATTGAGTTCGTTGGGTTCGTTGGGTTCCATCAACTCTACGAACTCTAGCAACTCTATTAACTTCTTAGTCACTGTAGAGCTCCTTTGAGATGACACGGCTGTCCCTGCTAATTCTTCTGAGCTGCTTGTGGTAGCGGTCAAGCCTCTGTTCTCCCCACTTCAAGAAGTTGATGGTTGCCCACTTACCAGCGATGGTAGCTTTATCAACGGTATAGACTGATGCTGACGTTGCGAGGTATCCGGTGGCTCCGAGGACAATGATCTCCTCGAACTGAGCGGGGATAGTGGAGTAGGTTACGGCGGCCTCTGGGCTGTGGCAGGTCCAGGTAACCGTGCCGTCGGTGACTGTCTGGCCGAGCGTGGTGGGCCAGGTAGGCTCAGTAGTGGCATGGGATATGCCTGCTACGGTGCACTCATACTTGTAGCCATTGAAGGTAGTTGGCCAGACGAACGTGCCGTGGGAATAAGAAGTCGAGGCTTGCCAAGCAGCACCTAGGGTGTGCTTCTTATACCACTTTACCCGGGCATCGCTGCCGTCGCCTTCGTCGTCCATCTGAATGGTGTCCTGCCAGATTCGGAATTTCTGGTAATAGCTGGGCTTCTGTCCGATGGGGAACTCAACGGACTCCACCCTGATGAGGCCCGACAGGCTGGAGATATCGATGTCCCTGCTGCTCCCCACTGTAGCGATATCGTCCTGCTGTTGTATGGGGGACACTATCGAGAACTCCTTAACCACCCTCTCGATGGCTCCCTCTACCTGGTCGTTGGTCCAACGATAGTTAGCATCATCGTCGTCCTGGAGGTCCTCACGGACTCTGGCTCTCATTGTTGCTAGATCCATAAACTCATCCTTTCCTTTGTTCTAAGTTCTAGGTTCATAATTTCACCCTCACCCTAACCCTCTCCCGTCAAGGGAGGGGGGATAAGAGGGGAGGGGGAGGTCGATATCCCCCTCCCCCAGCGCAGGAGGCGTCTCCTCAGCTATCAGCTATCAGTTATCAGCTTTCAGCACCTCCCCCTCTCCTTCTGACGGCTGACCGCTGAGTGCTGATTGCTCTATCAGTCCTTCACCCCTGTCATCATGGCCGCTTTCACGGTGGAAAAGAGGGCAAGCGACACATACCACTTCAGCCTGGTCCTGGTGGCGTCCTTTGTCTCCAAAGAGCCAAGCCGCTCCACCTGCAGCATCTCGGGGCTGGATAGCCCGCACACACCGCCCTCACCCATCTGAAAGGCGAAGATAGCCGAGCAAGCGAGGGTCGAAGTGCCCACGGTGTAGTTATCCTTGACCCAGTCTGAAACGGCGATCCTGATGCCGTTGTACATCTGGATCTGCTCCATGAACACCCCTGGTCGGGTTTCGAGGACTGTGCCTGACGCTCGGATAAGGGCCTGGAGCTTCCTTCGGCTCCTCTTGCTCATCAGGAGCATGTCTGGCTTGCCTCCGCGTACCAGGTCGATAAGAGCATCGAGGCTGGTAAGGCTGAGGGTAGCACCGTTGGCTCCTGAGCCAAGATGTCCGCCGGAGATACAGGTCCACGTGGCGGTGTTATCGACGACGGTGGCTCCCTCGGTGGTCGGCCAGGCAGGCTCGGTTGTGTCCGATGTGCCGGCTACGGTGCACTCATACCGGAAGCCGTTCTCAACGCCTTCGGTAGGGACGACGATATCGCCCAGGTCGTAAGCGGTGGACGCTTCCCAGGCTGTGCCTTTGACGATGGTATAGAGCCCTGACGGCTGGTTCGATGCCCCCGTCCCGTTAAGGAAGGCGTTCTCGAACTCGTGCTGCACCGCCTTGGCCTTCTGCTCGATGACGGCAACCTCGAGGTCCTGGACGTTACTCCTGGTGGACTTAAGGAAGTTGTCGACGTCGGCGTCTCCGCCAAGGATCTGGAGGGTAGCGGTCACCTGCTCGAACTCGGGCTCGGACTGAGTCCATGTACCCGATACAGGTGCATACCACCCAACGGTAGGCAGCGTCTTCTCACGGTTGTACTTGAGGCTGTTGCCGACGAGCTGAATGAAGGGCAGCTCCTGCAGTATAGGGCTGTCCTTGATTATAGTCTCGATGATTCCTTTAAGAAGGATATCAGTAGAGAGTTTACTTGCTTCTTCTAAAGATATGCTCATATTTCCTCCTTGTTAAGCCTGATAAATCAGGCAACTACTCCTCCTTGTTGTTTGATTCCAGCGGCGATCATCGCCTTATTGTCCATCCCCTCGGTCGATTCTCCCCTGGTTGGAGCTCCTGCAGGTACTTTGGCTGCCGCAGTTTCAGACTCCAGGGTCTTCTTGACCGCAGAGACAAGGCCTTTGCCCTTCTCGACTGAAGCGTCGATCTCAGCGATGGTCTCACCACTGATCATGTCCCCGGGGACCTGGGAATTAGCGGCTTTGGCCATGCCGAGGTATTTGGTGACTGCCTCGTCCCTGGCTTCCTTCACCGCTGCGAGCTCGGCAGTGGATGCTTCGCTTCCCTGCTTCGCTTCGCTTAACGCCGCTTCGAGCTTGGCGAGCCTGGTGTCCTTCTCGGCCATGGCTTCCTCCAGGGCGGACTTGGCCTTCTGCTCCTCGTCGAGCTGAGCCTTAAGAGTTTCTTGAGTTTGTTGAGTTCCGTTTTGTGGATCCTCTTGGGTCTGGTTATCTTCCATTAATTCCTCCTTGTTTAGCTGTCAGCTAGCAGCTTTCAGCCATCAGCTAATTACTGAGTGCTGACTGCTGTGAGCTTTTACTCAGGCACTTCCATGTCCGCGGCAACCGCTCTCTCTCTCGCACCGCCACGTGTGGACGCTGCCCTAAACTCCTGATTCATTTTCAAGATCTTCTCCCTCTCCTCAAGCCACCTGGTGAACTCCTCATCGGGGTCCATGATGCCCATCGCGTCCATAGCTGTCCTTCTGCTGTGGACTCCTGCCTGGACAAGGAGCTGTTCGTTCTGAGCCTGTCGCTGGGTATCCTGGGGAAGTATCGGGCCCCAGACGACTCGGTGGGTAATCCCGTCAAAGTTCGCTGCCAGGTATTTCTGAGCGAGCTTCAATATCATGTCGGTCCTCTGGTGATAGGCGTTTGTCCTGATGGTCCTTTTCCTGGTGACCTTCTGGATCAATGCTCCGAGCTCAATCTGCAGAGCTGCTCCTGACAGGTCCCTCTCGGTGCCGCCATAGGCTGCCCTGGGCGTTTCGGAGATATCGTGAAGGCAGCGGTAAATCAAATCAATGTAATCTATATGTAACCTGATGCCGCCGCCCTGGAGCAGGTCTAACAGATAAGCTTTGGCATCTTCGGGGATGGTCCACACCGCTCCTGGTTGGACCTGGATATCCTCTGATGAGCCGATGTTCTCCAGGACTGCGATGGGGTTACCTGACAGCTCCAGGATACGGGACAACTGGCTGACCGCTCGATTGAGCTCCCGCTGCGGCTGTTTAATTGAGGGGATATCCGAAGTCCCCCAGAACTGTTTAGGCTCCCTGAGGTTGGGGAAGATGATGAACGGGATGAAGCCGTAGGGGTTTGGCTTTGATTGTATGCGGTCGTTATCCAGGAAGAGCTCGAAGTCCTTAGCTGTCCAGATTTCAGTTACTTTCACCAGATTGCTTCGGCGAGTTCCCTCGCGTGCGCTCGGGTCGCCTCGCAATGACAGCCCTTTTGTGTCATTGCGAGGCCCCTTCTCTATGTCATTGCGAGCCGAAGGCGTGGCAATCTCATTCCCATAAAGCATGGTCACCTCATCCTGGGTGAGGGTATATCGTGACGCTACTCTCCACACGTTGCTCAGGTCGTCACCAAGCCACCAGGCGTAGATGCCCCGGATATCGGGGGTGGTGATCTTGATACGCTTCTCGTCAGGGTCCCAGATAACCTTATAGCATCCGTCGCCCAGGATAGCGGTGTCTATCTCGGTCTCCCAGTCAAGCTGCTGGAGGTTGTTGCTTTCGTAGACGTCCCGGAGCAGGTGCTCTGCACGGACAACCTTTGCCTTGAGCTCATCGAGTTCCTTCCCCTTCGTTTCACTCAGGGTCAGGACTGCGTCTCCGGGGTAGCAGGCGAAGGTCAATCCCTGCATTAAATAGCTGGTGACCTTATCGAGGGCCACCTTGGCATAGTTAAATACGAGCTGGCGATGCCTGCCTTTCTTCTCCCACTGGCTGCCGTTGTAGAAATTGAGGTTGTTGGTGTAGTCCGCCAGCCTGTTGGTGTCGATGCGGACTAGCTCTGAAGGATTGAAGTTATTCATCTCGTAAACAATTCCAAAAAGTTTTGTAGTTGCCTGATTCATCAGGCACAATTGCCCAATAAATTGGGCAACTACAGTTTTAAACTACGCCTCGCAACGACAGAAAGCGGTTAGAAATGTAGTGCGAGGCTTTGCGGGTGACTTTAGCCTCGTGCACGACCCTGAAGGGTCGCACTACAGAAATTTTGGGAAGCCCTCCACACGTCATTGCGAGCGAAGCGTGGCAATCCCCTGACGAAATTCCAAATTCTAAATCCGAAATACTAAACAACATCAAATGACCAAAGTCCCAATGACCAAAGTCTTTTTGCCTTTTGATTTCTCATTTTTTCTCTGCTTTCTTGACCGCCTTGAGCCACCGCTGCACCGTCCTCACGCTAACTCGGAAGATTCGGGCGATCTCCTCGTTGTCTTTCCCTTCCTTCTTCAGCGACATCATTCTCCTTGCCCTCTTGGTCTTGAAGAACTTCTCCTTTCCCCACGGCTCTTCCTTGATGCAATGGGGAAAAGGACAGTTGAGGCAGGAGGGGAATAGCTCACAGCCGTGGTCTTCGTAGGGGAAGTCTTCGGGCAATAAGTCCCAGATGCTCTCGCTTGTCACTATTGCAAGCCCCTTTTCATTTTCAGACGTCATTGCGGCTCTTTTCGGCGGTCCGTTATCATGTCGCAACATTAGCACTACAGTTCTAGAAAGGCAAGGGAATTTTGTCACCCTTCACTGCATCGTATTAAGAGGTATATTGACATCGAGAAGGGGGCTAGTATAATGGTGCATAGTGTGCGTTAATAATTGAATATGTGGGCTTGACAAGAGTTCAAGTTATGTTTACAGTTTGCCCTAATAGAATAAGGAGGTGATGCCTATGGAGCAGTCCCGAAGGAATCTCAACAAGATTCACGGAGGGGAAAGTAGAAATTGTGTATGAGGTATATCAAGGTTTACTGGAAATACACGATAACCAAACCACGGCTGAAGGGGTCGACTTTCGGCCGAGGTTGAGATAATGGTTGCCCGGAAATTCTTGGAATTTCTGGGCGAGATAAATTAAGGAGGATTTTTTAATGGATAAAACAATAGATGCCTGGCCCAGAAGGCTAATTTACCTCGGCATTGCCGTGCTAATGACCCTGGGCCTGCTTCTAGCGCCAGCAATGACTCCACAGGCTAGCGCCGCTGAGGTGAATGCCGAGTGGAGCAAAGTTGGTACGCCGTACACCGATGATTGGACCGTTGCCCCGGGTTCCGACATTGTGGTTCCTGCGTCGATTCTCGGCGGTGAGGTCATCTACGTTGTCGGGAGTGGTTACGACGACAACAACCTGAATGAGAGCTGGGGTCCCAGGTTGTGGAAGTCTGATGACAGCGGCGTCACCTGGGATGACCTGGCCGACAACGTGTGGGATGCCGACGGTTTACCGTCTAACTTCAATTCGGGCAATTCTGACGTGTCGTTTAACTACGTTGCCTGTGGTCAGGATGACCCCGACTTCGTGGCCGTGGCGCTGGTTGATGATAACAATACTGCCACGTACGCTGATGACATACAGGCAGTGGGCATCTCCGATGATGGCGGCGATAACTTCGCGTGGACCGGGGATATAGTAGATGGGGGTTCTACTCTCACTCGCGCTTTCGACATGAAGATCTCGGATGAGGATGACGACAAGCGCAACATCATCCTCGGTGGTACTGGAGATGCGGGGAGCTACCCAGACGGTCTGGTGTTCCGCTATGAGACCGGTGGTCTAACAGGCGGTCGCTGGGTAGATGCCTCAGTCTACGATGGCTGGGACAACATTAACGATACCGCTCCCGCCATTGACAGCGATGCGGTCACCACGGCGCAGTTCGCCAAAAGCTGGCTTGCCGATAACACGGTACTGGTGGTAAGCCACACTGCTAATGGCACCTACCTTCAGTCAGGAACGTGGGGAAACAGCAAAGTCTGGAATGAGCCCGCTGGCTTTGAATCCGCTGTTCTGATAGTGGGTGACCCGGGCGTCTGGAGTGCAGTTAAAGGCACGGCGACAGGACTTGCCCAGCCCATGGACTACGAGGGCAGGCATGCCAACAATCGCTACGTCTGGGTGTACGTGGACAAAACCGATGGGGATGGCATCATCTACAGAGTGACGAACGGTGCCGTTATCGACATTAACATGCAGATCAGCGGCGAGCCCTGGCTGGCGAGCATCTCCTACCTGGGAAGCATTGACGAAGGAAAAGCAATAGCCGGG